CACGCTCACGACGACATCAGGGTTGGCACGCTGTGCCTTCCCTTCATAGGTAACGGCTGGCTAATGCCATGGGGTGAAGTGGTCAGCAATCCATTAAAGGCGCAGAGGCTCGCTGAGGAATATCGGGAAAGGCAGGAGGCGGCATGACATATCAACTCCACGTCGGGCGCTGCGAGGACGTCCTGAAAACGCTCCCGGATAACTCCGTTGACGCCATCGTGACGGATCCACCGTACGGGCTGAGCTTCATGAACCACAAATGGGATTACGACGTCCCGACAGTTGAGCAGTGGCAGGAATGCCTGCGCGTTCTCAAGCCTGGCGGTACCGTGCTTGATCCGTGGGTGGGGAGCGGGAGCACTGGCCGGGCAGCTATCGAGGAAGGATTTAACTTCATCGGCATCGACCTGAACCCGGATTACGTAACTATCGCTTCTGCGCGAATAGCTCACTCCTTCAAAAAGACGACGGAGGCCGCATGACGCCAGAAACAGACAACGCCATCCGCGCCGCGTGCCGCCGCTGCACCGAGGAAATCCAGCAGGCCATGCGCAAGAAGCCAAAACCTAACTGGAACGATACGGTGCCTCCCATCATCAACAAGCATCACAAGAAAATTGAAGCTCTGGGAGTTAGCCTCCTGGAGTTCGTCGTATACACAGGGCGGCTTAATCGCCGCTTCGGAGTTGAATAGTGAAAATATACATCGCCGGGCCAATGAGCGGCCTACCTGATTTTAACCGCGCAGCTTTCAACCATGCGCATTTTCATCTCTGGTCGAAAGGCCATATTGTTCTGAATCCCGCCCGTCTACCAGATGGATTAACCCAGGCCGAGTACATGGACATCTGTCTGTCTATGCTTCGCTGTGCTGATGCTATCTACATACTTGAAGGCTGGGAGCACTCCGCTGGTGCCCGAGCGGAGAATGCGCTGGCCGAGAAGCTGGAAATGGAAATTATCTTCCAGGAAGAGGAGCGCGCCGCATGAACCGAGCCTCACCAGTTGATTTGAGGAAAAGCCTCGAAATCGCCAACCACCTGGCGCACATAGGGATTCGCTTTGTGCCGATCCCGGTGGCGACCGAGGAAGAATTCCAGACACTGGCTGCCGAGTTATCGCGACGGCTTGAGCAGATGGCAGTCGAAGCCGAGAAGAAAGAAGGCGGTGCAGCATGAAGGCACTAATCACCAGGGAGCTTAAGGCTCCCTTTTTATTGCTGGCGTTCACCTTCAACCGAATTAACCGACAGTTCCTGGAGCACCCATGAAACGAACATCCATCGCATTAGCTGTCATGGCCGGGACCTTGGCGTCGGTGAAGTCGTGGAACATCGCAGAAATTTCCCCTTCCCTATATACCGGAAATAGCTATCCGGTTAGTGGCGGGAAGACTGGCATTGCAGCAGCACGCAGAGCCGCCAAGAAACGCAGGAGAGCACGAAATGGCTGACATCATCGATACCGCAGCAGAGATTGAAGAGCTCCAGCGTAACGCTGCCCTTTCCGCTCACCGCATCGACCGTAACGCCGTATCAGCTGAGCGTTGTGAAGAATGCGACGAAACAATTCCCGAGCCGCGGCGCGCTGCCGTTCCCGGCTGTCAGACGTGTTCCAGTTGCCAGGAGGAAATCGAATTGAGGAATAAGCAGAGGGGGCTGTCATGAATAACAGAAAAGCCCGTCGGCTGCTTGGCGCTCACATCAATAATACATATCGAATTAGCAATAGACGCTGGTTGGTATGGGGTAGCAATTGGCCTTTTGTTTGGGAGCACGCAAAGCCATCACCGCGGCAGAAAAGGAAAGCCAAAGAGGTTGCAGCATACCGAAAGGAATTAAAGCGCAATCAGGAGTCAGCCAATGTTCAGGATAATCCAGCCTAATACCTGGTACGCCGACCTCCACGGCGCGCCCTGCAAAATCCTCCGCGCTACCCACGAAGTAATCCACTACATCCGCAACGGTCGCACCTGCATCGCCAGCATTGGCCGCTTTCAACATGAATTCGAGCCGCTGACCAAAGCACAGGCTGAGCGGATCGCCGAAGAAATCGAAACAGCAGAGCACATCGAAAAATTAAGGAGCATGAGACGTGATCGGAATACTCAAGCCGGTACCGGAATCGCAATGGCCGGTACGATGCCACGACCCCAAGCGGAGCAACGTGTGGGCTAACTCTTACTTTCTTGTTCAGGAGTTTCAGGAAGAGAACGGTGTTATTCGCCTGACGGTGAACACCACCAGCATTGGCAGCTCTGACCGGTGGAAGGATGGCATCAGTTGGGATGCATTGCAGGAGATAAAGTCAGCCGTTGGCTATGGGGATCGGGATGCCGTGGAGATTTACCCGCGGGATTATGATGTGGTGAACGTGGCGAACATGCGCCACCTGTGGATTACGCCGGAGCCAATTAGCTTCGCCTGGCGGAAGTAAACAGCATCAGCGCATCGCCGTGTGGCGGGTGACATCCCGCCAAATAACGACGATCAACTGAACATCAACACATTATATGTACATACGACCATGAACATTCAGATCAAAACACTATCTGTCCGAATTAAAGACAAGCACGCAGCCGTTTTGCGGCAGATGGCCTTTGAGGTCAATCAGATCTTTAATCTGGCAAACGAGATAACCAGCGTAGCATACGGCAACGCTGGCTTTTTTGGCGCGCAAAAACCGCAATGGCTATCGGCGTTTGATGTTCAGAAACCGCTCCTTAAAGAGCGAAAAGAGCGCGGGTATACCATCCCCAGCCATACCGTACAGGAAATCGCAGCAATTCACGGCAAGGCACGGAAGCAATTTAAACGCTCTCGCTTACGCTGGCGAGTCAGTGGGGGATCTCGCCGTTCGTTGGGTTGGGTGCCGTTTAAAATAGGCAGCGCTGTCTGGAAAAATGGCGCGGTGCGGTTCGCTGGCAGGATTTTTAATGTCTGGGATAGCTACGGCTTGGGAGGATTTAAGTTCCGTGCTGGAAGCTTTTCAGAAGACAGCCGTGGACGCTGGTACTTCAATGTTTGCGTAGAGATCGAAACTGTCCCATCAACGGCCACTTCCGCCGTGGGTATCGATTTAGGGCTGAAAGACTACGCCACCCCGTCAGAAGGTGATCCGCTGATTGCCGGTAGATTCTATCGAGATCTGGAGCCTGCATTAGGAAAGGCACAGCGTGCAAACAAAAAAGCCCGTGTACGCGCCATACACGCCAAAATTAAGAACCGCCGCAAAGATGCCCTGCACAAGTACAGCACGGCGCTGGTTAACAGCCATGCGGCAATATTCGTAGGCGACGCGAGCAGTAAGAAACTGGTTAAAACCAAAATGGCAAAAAGCATTTTGGACGCTGGCTGGTTCATGCTCAAAACACAACTGGAATATAAAGCGATTGCGCGGTCAGTGGTGTTTGAAGTGGTCAACGAAAGTTATTCCACCCAAGCTTGTTCGTGTTGCGGGGCTATCTCCGCCAACAGTCCGAAAGGTAGAGCAGGCCTGCGAATAAGAGAATGGACTTGTTGTGAGTGCGGAACCACTCATGACCGCGACGTGAACGCCGCAAAGAACATTCTCGCGGCGGGGCATCGCCGTCTAGCTGTAGGAATCCCCTTCCTTTAGGACGGGGAAGATGTCAAGCAACTGATAGCCAGTTATGAGCTGGCTATTGGGTGCGAAAGCACTGCCACGTTATCCCCCTTTCAGCCCTCCATTGCGAGGGCTTCTTTTTGCCTGGAGACAGCTATGAATGACAGTATCCTGCTTACCAGTGACGTACTGGCTCGCTATAAGATTTCCCGGAGCACTCTGTATTTCTGGAGCACCCCGGAGCGAATGCCTGCTGGCTTCACCTGCCCTTTCCCCAAACCAACAATCCCCGGCAACCCAAAACGCTGGAGAGAGTCGGAGATCGTTTCGTGGGAAATGCAGGTCAACGCCTCTAAAGTTGATACCCAATAA